ATGTTGTGCGACGAAATTCACCGGCTGAGGCTGGCAAGCGGAATCACACAAGCGCGTCTGGCTGAGCGGCTGGGCGTTTCCAAGCAAAGCGTCTCCAACTGGGAAAACAACAACATTCAACCTTCCGTGGAGCTGCTTGAGCGACTGGCAGATTTTTTTGCTGTCTCTACCGATGCGCTTCTGGGCAGACAGCCCGATGCGGTCATTGATGCCTCAGGCCTCACCGATGCACAGATTGCCCATATCCGTCAATTGATTCAAGACCTCCGCGATGCAAGAAAGCGCGTTTAGACGCGTTATAAAAGCGCCCGCCGCCTATAAGGACGGCGGGCGCTTTTTAGCGGAAACTTACGGCTTAATTGTCTCCATGAACCTCTTTAGGAATACAAGCATCTGTTCTCGGGTACACCAGCTTTTATATTGATAGGTCCCATCGCCAGCTCCCCGAACAATCTTGTTTTTCTCAGCCCATGCACGGGCCTCCTCCGAAAATTCGCCGGGAGGCAATTCCCCCCGTTTTTGCAGCCATACATTCATCATCGCGTCGAATTCGTTCTGGGTCATTTTTTCCTCCTCATACGCAGGGCGAAGCGCCCCCACTACATACCTCGCAGCCCGTGTCCTTCGTTGCACTTCGCCGCCGTTGGCGTCGCTGAGCGTGCCGGTATTTCCCTCAATCGTGACAAGGCTTCCATCCGTGTTTACCCATTCCACCACGCCCAGGTGCTCGATAATGGTTCCACTGAATCGGAAAAACACCAGATCTCCGGGCTGATAATTTTTTTTCACAAACCGTGCGTTTTTCCGGGCCCAATTTGCCAAAGCGCCGCTGGACGCAGTTTTTCCTCCGCCATAGAACAGAGCGCTTAGCCCCGCTTCCCGGAAGCACCACCAAAGGAATACACAGCACCACGGATAGCTGTCTCCGGACAGCTCTCTTCCGTAATAAGCGGTGTTATATTTCACTCGGTTGCTTCCGGCTGGGGATTCCTTCGTCCCCAGCTCGCGCCGCGCGATGGCCAGCAGCTTATCCGCACCCGTCATTCTTTTCCTGCGTTCCTCAGCGCATCTGCAGCGTCCCGAGCTGCTTCTGCCGCACGCCCCACACTTTCGGTGTCCACTTTGCCTTCCGTGACGATATACGTTATCACGGAGGCAATTGTCACCACTGCTCCAGCTGCAGTGGAAATCACATTTTCATCCAGCCCAAACACCATGGCAAGCCCCGCAACGATTCCCGCCACAGCCGCCCACAGCTTTCGCGAACTGAGTTTTCTCACCAATTCCCCCATAAAAATCTCCTTTCTCAGAAATCCTCATCCATTCCCATCGCCGTGTCATAGATAATGCCGCCTCGGGTGTTCTCCGCCTTGCTTTTTCCAAAATACGCCGCCAGCACCACCGCCGTGGACGCTTGCAAAGCTCCAATCAGTGTGGTGAGATACGGCAGCGTCCCGGTAAACTGGCTGCGGATTGCCAGATAGCAAAAATACAGCACCACGCACGTGCAGATTGCGTCCAAGCTCAAAATTCCCAGCGCAATCATTTTTGATGCTGTCAATTTTTCTTTCATAAAGTGCCTCCCCTCGTCAGCAGGAAGGTGACAAACGCCCCCGCCAAAATCAGAAGGACTTTGTCCACCAGTCCATCCCACCGTTTTCCCGGCCTTCGTTCCAGCGCATCCATTTTCTCTCCCAGCCGCGCCACGCTTTCGGCCACCGTCTCCTGTTTTGTCGCCAGCACCTCCACCGCCGTAGCCAGCCGCCGCAGCGTTTCCTGACTCTGCTCCAGCGCGCCAATCCGTCGAATGTTGGAAGATACACGCTCCTCCAGTGCGGTGATTCGTCCGCTCCACTCCTGTTCCATATTACACCGCCAGTTCAAAGCTGTGCCACGTATGTGCCGTCGCCTCCACCGCACTCCATGTCCACCCATAGTCCTCGCACTCCGACCAAAGCATATATCGGAAGTAAAACTCCGTCTCCAGATGGCAGGGGATAATGTCCAGCACGATTTTTTGAATCTGTGAAAATTCATCCGGAACTCCCCCCACCTCCGGGAAAATTACCCGGATGTGGCCTCCCCCCATCTCCTGTGCCAGCGCCTTAATTCCGCAGCCGCTGATTGTGCGGTTGATTGCGTCCAGAGAAAAGCTGTCTGCGTCAATCTGCATCAGCGCGGCAATGGCGTTCCGCCGAAGAGCAATCGTGTTTGCCGCAGGCCTCCTTGCAAACAGTTTCTCCCGGCGAAGCAGACCCTCGCCCTCCGCTGTGCTGGTCAGCGCCTCATGCTCAACGTATTCAAGACGGTCCGAGATCTTATCCAGACCTGCGCTTTGGGCAAACAGTTCGCTTTCATTCAGTGTCCCGTCCCGAAGGTCGTAAATTCCCAGAGGCGCAAGCAGGTTTTTCAAATGCGTTTCATATTCCGCCATGTTACGCCCCCATTTCCGTCACAAGCAGCTCCCCAAGGGTATAAAGAGTCGTGGCGCTTCCCTGCCTGTCCGAGGCCGGAGACTGAATATGATAGTTTTTCACACCATCCACAGCGTAGATCAATCGGCCAAGTTCCGCCAGCAAAATGGGCTTTCCCAACAGCTTTCCCGTGAGCCATCCGGCAATTGCCTGTTCCGCCGCACTTTTTACCGCGGCAAAGTTTCCATTCCCGCCCACATCCAGCTCCACGGCCACATTCAAGTGGCTCTCCTCCGGGGCCAGCACTCGAACGTCCACGGCAATCTCCCTCTTTGCCTGCAAATCAGCTTCTACGGCCCGCAGCAGTGCCGCGTCGGGCGCCCCGGACGACGTTGTGATGTACACATCCACCGTGCCGATTCCCCTAGCCCGACCAACTGCTACCGCCGCCGCCACGCCCTGATGCCGCAATGCCTGTTCCTCGTAAAAGGCAGCGTTGGCTCCGTTTGGCAGCCGCTCAAAGCTGTCCAGCACCCGTACACGGAGAGCCTCGTCGCTCTCTGCGTCAGCCCCGCCGGTAAATGCCGCCGGATTTGTGCACGCAGTAATCCCCATGGGACATGCGGCAAGCACCGTTATGTTCCACGCTGCGGCATTGCCGCCACTTCCAGTCTCCAGCGCTTCGGCAGGCACGTCCACTGTCAGCGTCCCCGCCGCCAGCACCGCTGCGCGAGTGGTATAAAAGCGTATCCCATGCTCCGTCATACACACGCTTCCCTTGGGAATACTCAAATCCTGTACCGGTGCTTCCGCCACAGAAAACCGCAGCATCCCTGCCGCCCGGGTAGCCGATTGGCGGACAATGCCCCGCATGGTCGCGTGGTCATCCAGATAAGTGCCCTGAGCCGTCTGTGGGAAGCTTTGATTCAGTACCCACTCCGTCTGACATTCCAGCGCTTGCACCTGCGCTGCCACCGCATACAGCCGCACCGCCAGATCGCATGTGTCCTCTGCGCCGTAACCAGAGCGCTCTCGGAACACCGAGAGCAGCTCCTGATAAATTTCCTCCGTTGTTCTCATGCTTTCCTCCCGTCACCGCACCGTAAGCTGCAGATTCAGCTCCTCTCCCTCGTAGTTCATCCGCACCGCCAGCTGATTTCCGTTCAGCTCCACCTGCTCCACACGCAGGTTTTGTTCCTCTGCCAGCGCCTGCGACACCGCCGTTTCCGCAGCACTTTGCCGATGAGACGGGGTTTCGCCCCCCAGTGCGTACAATGTGCTGCCCAAATCCTCCAAAAACGGAAACCCACCCCGCCTTGCCATCAGCCTGAACAGCACTCTTTGCAGCAATGCATCGCGGCCCTTCACTCGTACCGTTCCGCCCACTCCGTCAGGCACATAGTCTCCGTCTCTAATTTTCAGTTCTGTCATTCCGATTCTCCCCCGCACTTGCAGGGCATGTAGGGCTCGCCGTTTACGCGCAGCGCTCCGTTAACCTCCACTTGTCCGGTCAGAACAACTCTGCCCCGCAGCTCCACCGTCCCGTCGTTCTTAAGATATACGCTGCCGTTTTCGGCGTGAATGAATACCTCGCCGGGTCGAAACTCGGTGGGTACACTCGTCTGTTTTGCACCCGCCACGCAGGACTCCTCCCCGCCGGTTCCGCCCTTAATAACCAGCACCGACTCTCCTGAGGCGGGTCGCCACGTATATCCTCCCGGCCCGTAAACCGGAAGCGCCCGTACCTCACCTTTTGTGACTACACCCGCACTTTCTACCGAAATGCTTGTCACGCCCAGATCAGCCCCGGACGAAGATACTCCCGGTTTTGTTTGCTTTGATAACCACATCGCTTTTCGCTCCTCTCCACCCGCCTCATATTTCACCCAGTGTCAGCGTAACGGATTCTCCGCCGCCATCAGCCCGGGTTCTCGCCTCCACCACGCGATAGGTCCCCGTCAGTCCCATTCGCACCATCTTTAAAACAACCACGTCTCCGGGAAATGCCAGAAAGCCCCCCGTCAGCGTCACCTCCAGGGAAGTTTCATCTTCTTTAGACCTCGCAATTTGATACTCCCCGGTATACCGCATTTTGGCCCAGGTGCTCTGTCCCGGCGTATATAAAACTCGGCGGCACTGCCCTCCTCGGGCAATCCACTCCTCATTGCGCACGGTATATGACTGGTTTCTCGTCTTGTCGATTACCAGTATCTCCGACAATACGCCATAGTGATTCTCTCGTTTTACAAGCGATAAAACGTTTGATGATTCCGTAATTTCGAATGTTTTTCCCGTTCTCGCCTTGTCCGCCCACAGCCGTCCAAACCGGTCAAAGCTTGGAATAAAATCGCCATACGTTCTGCAAAAGTCTTCCAGAGCCTTCCACTGACTGCTTCCCGCCGCCACGGTGTACATTTCTCCGCCGCTGCTGAGGCTTGCCAGTTTGTCGCAGGGAATCCCGTAGGGCGTCACGTGATTTCTGACGATTTCCTCCAACGTTGCCCCCTGATAGGTGGCGGCCCGCGCCTCGTTGTCCAGCAGCCGGGCAGCATAGCCCCGTCCCGCAACCAGTGCGCTGCGGCCCTCCTCCGTCTGGCGAATCTCGTATTCATCCACAATGCCCCGCAGCAACACGGTTTTCCCGTCCATCAGTGTAAACGCCGCCGCCTGCCGCAGCACCGGCTCCATTTCCGCCGTGTAAAGGCACGTCACCGAAAAGCTGTCGCAGGGCACGGTACCCGTATAGCATACATCCCAGGTCAGCAGCGCTGGTAAATCAAACAGTTCGTGGTCGCATGTCGTAATTCTCCCCGTCATTTCACTCGCACCTGATTTCCCGCGTAAATTAGATTTGGGTTTTTAATCTGAGGATTTGCCGCAATCAGGCTCTGAAGTGTCACGTCATATTGCTTTGCAATCCCCCACAGCGTGTCTCCGTTTTTCACCGTATACCATATGGAGTCTGCGCGCTTCTGTGCGCCTGTCGCGCCGGTATTCTCCGCAGCGGTCACTGCCGCCGTGAGAGACGCGCTTTGGCTGCAATTCTCCCAAAACTCAAATGCATATCCCACAAAATCCGGCTGCGGTTCCTCCGTTAACTGCAAAGACACGAAATACGCTTCCGTCGCCTGCCAGACGGGATGTACCAGCAGCCCCGGCCCTGCCCGCTCAAACACTGCCGCCAGCTTTTGAAACTCCTGATAGGCGTTTGCTCCCATGAACGCGCCCTGCCCGCGCATCACCGAGTGCCCTGGCCCCAACTCCTGCATGCAGTACCGCCCGAAGGGCACCTTGTGCACCGCAATTTTTTTCTGCCAGGTGACGGAGTAATTCTCTGGATTGTGGGGCCATACATAGTCCTTGTACCGCATCGGCGTCAATTCCACGCCATCTCACCTCTCCTGTCTCAATACAGCGGATATCCGCCGTCATACCTTCTTGCATCTCGCTGAAACGTTCGGGACAGTTCTCCGGCGGACATTCCGTGGTCCACAACAACCATGGTCCCGGCGGACACTTTGCCGTTCACCACCGGAGCCGCCCCGGCAGTGTCAGCATAAGCTCCCCTGCCCCCGAAGAAAGCTCCCTCCTGGGAGATCTTTTCCGCTATGCCAAATGCTTGTTCCACACTGTCGTGGTTTTTCCATTGAACCGCATTCTTTTCAGCATTCAGCCGCGCAGTCTCTTCCAGCCCACTTCCCATAAATGGGCCCTCCGCTTCAACGCTCTCAACTATGGGAATTTCTGCGACTGCCAGTTCCCGCGTCCCCGTCGCCTGATGGAGCCGCCCTTCCCCGTGCCCTGCCAGCCGCCGGTTCCATGCTGCCATTCCTTCCGGAATGACCTGTCTCTTTTCTGGTTTTTCAGCCGAGGAGCCGATCCGGAGAGCGCCGTCTCCGCCGCTCTCCGGATCTTTCTTCCCGCTTCTCCCGGTCCGCATCTCCTCGTCTTCTTTTCGTCGCTCTCCGCCGCTCAGTAAGGCGGCAAACATTGCTGCCTGCCGCCGCAGCGTGTCTTGGATGTAGTTCATACCCGATCTCCCCGCATCGCCCGAAACCGTTCCGGGTCAAACCCGGCGTTTACTCCGGCCGGCAGGGAATCTGTTTCTCCCGCCAGCCGCCGTACAAGCGTCTCCATCTCTCCTGCCGTCAGCTCTTCCAGCACGGCCTCCGCGCTTTCAAACAGCCGCTCTTCTCCAAGAAAGCAACTTTCCGCCAATACTCGTGCGTTGCACAAAAGTCCTCGCACCGTCTCGTTATCCTCCCGTGCAGCCACGTCACGCCAAATACCCAGCAGCCGTCCCGCCGAAAGCGGCGTCAGTCTGTCCGGCACCGTTTTCATGCCGTGGTCTCAATGCGACGGGAAGCCACCACGGTAATTTTTTCCGCCACCATAGCGTCCAGTTCGCCCTGCTCGGAAATCGTGCTCCACTGACAGCCCGAGTAGATAATCTTCCGGTCCGGTTTACAGATCACCAGCGAAAAATCGCTGAGCTCATAAAAATTGATTCCGTCCGAGATTGCGTCGTCAGTGGCGTACAGGCGAGTCAGCTCCAACGTGTACTTGCTTTGCCCCCCGATGGTTCCCACCGGCTCCCGCTCTCCAAATGCCTCCACGTTTTTGCTTGTCTTGCTGGCCTTGGCGGTGTAGCTCTGCACCACCGCCACCTTTTTCCCGTTCAGCTCCAGATAGATGTCTGCGCTGGTGGGAAATCCCATAAACTCCATGGCTTTTGCTCCTTTTCAGAAATTTGTTTTCCGCTCACACCGTGATGTGAGCCGTCAGATAAATCTGGTTCAATCCGTGGGCCACGGCAAAGCCGAATTCTACCAGACACACGGTGGGCTCGTCCGCTGATACACTCACCCGCACCTCGCCGTAGCTGTCAATAATCTCCGCTGCCAGCTTTTTTTCCAGTTCCACAATCACCTGAGACCGGATGGCTCCCCGATTCTGCGCCGTATTTTTGGTGCGAGAGAACTTGCTGCGCAGCGAGGAACGTACCGCCGGAATTACATCGTCCACAATCCGTATGGTGCTCAGTTCCCGCCAAGTGGCATCCGCCGCTCCGTCCGTGGTGGTTCTCGTGGTCACGCACCGCACCGGGGAAATTACTCCCGCCACGCTCTCCAGCGGTGTCACCCCGCCCCGCACCAACGCGTCAATGTCGTTGTCTCCGTAAGCCGTGCTCAGTCCGCTCAGTCCGTGCAGCGCCGCCCCGTTTAGGGGAGCCGCTGGGTCGCTTCCCCCGGCCATGGCGCCTGCCATCGCCGCCGCGCACAGCACGCCCGAAGGAGCACCTTCCCCAATCATTCCGTCCGGCCCGGTCAGCACCACACGCTCGCTGTTCAGCTCCGCCGCGTGGGTCGTCAGCTCCGCTGCCGTGGCTCCGCTGGCTCCCACCACCGCGATTCGCTCTCTGCGTCCCGCAGACGAGGTTTCCACTCCCGTGCGCAACGCTTGATGTACCGCAGCATCCGTGCTGTCGCATACTACGATGCGCACGTCCTCCACACCGCCCAGTGCTTCAAACCCCGCCGCATAGTCCGAAACCGTGCCGCCGTCTGCCACCCGGACCGCCGCCACCTTGGACACACCATTTAAAAACAGCAGCCGCAGAATTGCACTCATTCCGGCTGTGCCCGTGTCCTCACCAAATGCCCTGATGCCCTCAGAATACCCCGTCAGCGTTACCACCGCGCCCTCGTCGCCCGTGGCCGCTCTCGCGGCCACGCCCACGGTCTTGGTCCCGCCACCGGCGGATACCACGGAGGACGCGTCATAAGAGGAATACACCCCCGGCCGCTCATGCTTTATCATGTTCATTTTTTGATTGTCCCTTTCAGTATAAAGTCCAGCAAAGTCCCCGTGTCGCCCAGGTCCTCCGCCAGGAAGACAGCCCTACAAGCCGCGCTCCCCTTTCGTAAAAACATCCCTGTGGCTTTGTCCCACGCAATGCCATTCCAGCTCATTTTCTCAAGCTTAAGGCCTGCAGGCAGCGTTTCCATCAACGCACCGGCCGCCACCTCCAAGGCCGTTTCGCACTCCGATGCCTTCGTCGCACGCACACTGAGGGAAATGATCACGTCCATTTGCATTCCATACAGCTCCCGAACGCTGCCTGACTCATCCCGCTTCTCGCCAAGATATCCGCTCAGTCCAACGGGCTTTCCCTCCGCCGCTGCCACATCCACAGAGGCCACCGGCCCCTCATGTTCCTTTGCCTCGCCCTCATAAGCGGCCATTGCCGCAATCCCTGCGTTCTTCAGCGCGTCAATTACCGCGTCCCGCACCTGATTCAGTCCGTTCATTCCGTTGCCTTTCTCTGCTCTGTCAAAACGGCCCACCAGCAAACGGTCTCATTCCCAAGGCGTATTTCCTCGCAGTTGCGCACCGTATAGATCCTCCCTTGAAACTCTATCCGGTCCCCCAGTCCTGCTTTCGTTCTGCCAAAATAGGTCCACCGTCGGTCATCCACAATTCCCAGAGAGGTAACTTCAAACGGCGCAGCTTTTTCCATTTTTCTCACGGGCTGAAAAAACGCCCGTTCAACCGTGCCATTCACCATTACGGCCTGTCCGTAGTTCCGGAAAATACGCTCCAACCGTCCCGTCATCCCCGCACCCCCCGAAAACAGAATTTCATTTCCGCCACATAGGGGTCCATCAGCCGCTCCGCCTCCCGGCGCAGGACCTCAGCGCTCTTGCCGCCCTCTGCTTCCGTCACGGACACATCCCCCGCCGTAAACCGCAGTCCGCCGCGGCTCGCCGTCAGGCCCGCCGCTGCAAACAGTGCCGCCGCGCAGAGGAAAGCCTCCCGGCATTTCTCTGGTTCTATGCCCTCCCGGAGTCTTCCTTTCCACTCCTTCTCAGCCGCCTTGCACAGCAGCGCCAGCGCCGTCTCCTCATCCTCTCCCGCACCGGACAGGGTCTTCGCCAACGTTAAAATTTCCTCCTGCATGTTCGTATCTCCCTTCTCCGCTGCTCTCGCGCCGGAGTTTATCCGATCTCCAGCACCCGGCTCGCTTCGGTAAACAGCTTTGCAAACCCGGAAATAGAGGTAATGGCGGCCCGCTCCATCTGCCGGTCAATCAGCTTGTCATACTCCACCAACACGTCTCCGGCGCAAATCTGCTCCAAAGCATAGCCCTTGTCGAGGCCGATCAGCTTCCCCGTGGGCATAGCGCTGGTTCTCAGCAATGTCGCACCCAGCGGGGTAGTCAGCGTTCCGGTTCCTTGGAAATTCAGTCCCGTCAGGGGATTCTGGAACTCGCTCAGCTTCAAAAGCTTCAGCATCACGTCTCCGCCCACCAGAATGGTGTTCATGGTGTAGGGATCAAACTGGCTCCAAAATTCCAGCAGCGCGTCATAGCTCAAAGTTCCCTTGGTCCCGGAAATAGGCTGCGTGCCAATGCTGTAAACCTTCGCCGGATTTTTGTTTCCGTCGCCATCACAC